TGTCCTACACCTTTAAGTTTATTTCTCATCTTAAAAGATAATAAAACTGCAAAAGAAGAAAATAAATTCACACCTTCTGTAAACGCAGAAAAAATTGCTAACGACTTTGCTCTATCATTCCAGTTAGGTTTTCCATCATGAGAATCTCTAACTTCCATTAATGCTTCAATTTTAGCAGCAGTAGATTCATCTTCTAAAAACTCAGCAAAATTATCTAATCCTAACTGCTCATTTAATAATGAATATGCTTCTGCATGTATTGTTTCAAAGGCTCCAAATGTTGTTGCCATTGCGATTACTTCTGGCTTTCTAAACCAGCTGGTTACTAGACCAGTCCAATAGTCATTTACGACTGTTTCTGTTTGTGCGAATCCTTTTAAGATAGCTCCTATTACATTCTTTTCTGTATCAGTTAAATTACTATTCCAGTCAGAAACATCATTAGCCATTGGTACTTCAGTATGTAGCCAATGAGCTTGTTGTTGTTTCATCCAGTAATCAAATGCTTGAGGGTATTCAAAAGGTTTATAAACTACTCTTTCTTTTAATAAACTCATAATAAAATTAATATATCAATATATAAATTAGGTTTGTATAGACGACGAATCCCTGACATAACATTCGAGTTGCCATGCAGGGACCTATCATAAATAGGCCTTGCCCTACGAATTCGTCTGTTCTAAACTAAAAAATTTGTTAGCAAGTTCATTAAAAGCTTTTGTAGGTTTATTTTCTACTAAACTTTCATCGTACTTACCTTCAATCTCAATATGGCCATTGTTGGTATCCATCTTCACATCGTACGTCATTCCATCCATTCCGTAACGATTTTTCATAACATGAATACGTCCTGTGCCCAATACTTTATCTTCTTTTTTTCTTGATAAAGATAAACAGATATCTGCTACCATCATCTTATCGTAGCTTCCTGCTGCCTTATCACCTTCGATTACATCGTCTTTAGCTCCCATTCTATTTACCTGAGATGGTGTTAGAATTGGTATTTTAAGATCTTTAGCTAATCCTTTAGTAGCAATAAAGACATCATCTATTTCATCTTTACGCTCACTATATCTTGACTTAGAAGGTGCTTTTAAATAATCAACGTAATCAATAACAACTAAATCAGGTTGATGACCCATATCAGTACACTTTTGAATATGAGCTTTTATAGTACCTACAGTAGCCATTTTAGGAGGATACTCTTTTACTATAAGTTTACCTTTTAAATTATTAACATAATTTTCAACTTCTTTACGATGTTTATTTACTTCATCAATACTACGCCCGGTAAAGTAGCAGTCAAATCTCTTACCTACATAATCCTCACCTAATTCTAAGGTATAGTAATTTACCTTATAACCTAACTGCACAGCATGGGCTGCTGCAGCCACCATAGTCCAAGATTTACCGCCACCCGGATTACCGAACATAATAATTAAATCACCAGGGCCGAATCCACCTTGAATCGCATCATTCATCACAGGCCAAGGAGTAGGTACAGTTGGTCTATAGTCTACTCTATATCTGGTTTCAATATCTTTGTTATACTCATGACCGATATTTTTATCCATACCAGCCTTCATAGCTTTTTCTATTCTATTTCTTATAGCTTCATAATCTCCTTGATTAAGGAGTTCAGCTCCTTCTAAAAGAGCATCTTTTAATTCTTGATTCTTACAAAAAGTAGAAAACTCTTCTTCTACATATTCTAAATCTTCTTGAGATGCTTGATAAGAGTTTCTTAATTCTTCTTTAACAGCTACTTGTAGAATATCATTATCTATCTTTTGAAGTTCTACTTTTAGAACATCCATAGAAATAGTAGTATGATACTTATCGTGATAGCCTAGTACCTGACCAACTATCCATTTATGAGAATCTGAATCAAAGTAGCCTTCTTGAATCACATCTCTTACGTTTAACAAAAATTTCTTATCTGTAAGTAAAGCTCCCAATACTTTTAACTGAAATCCTTTTCCGTATTGAGATAATTTTTGTAATGTCATATAACCTTATTTTTTAAAAACCGTTAATCCTCTAAATGTTTCTAGCCACGCCTCCGTATTCTTAGTTATTCCTTCTATCTTATCTTGATCTAATAGATGCAAGAAAGCTCCAGTCTCTAAAGACGGTATCGGGCTCTTTATTATATCTAATATAGTATTTTTTTCTTTAAGATCCAACACAGACTCATGTAAATTCATTAATTTATAATTCGTCAGTACTCTATCAAAATCATGAATAATTTTAGCGAAGATTTTTTTAGGTTTTTTCTCTTCTAATTTTACTTCACATAAATCAGTAATATCATCTAAACTAAATAAAGGATCATAAGCTATACTTCCCCATTCTGCTAGAATAGTTTTTATACCTAATCCCTTTATTCCTTTTAATCCATCAGAATTATCTCCTAATAAAGCTTTTACTATATTATAATTTTCCGGAAGAACTTGAATCTCTTCTTTAATATTATCAATAGTAAACGTTTTTTTCTTTACAGGAGCATAAACTTCAATATTTTTATTTATTAATTGAAGAAAATCTTTATCTGAAGATACAATAGTAACTTTTTTATTTGTTCTTGAAGCTTCTTTTGCTAAGTATGCAATAATATCATCAGCTTCTAACTTCTCCATACTAATTTGCTGGAGCGGTAAACAGTCTAAATAGTCTTGAGTTCTATATAGCTGTCCTATTAGTGCTTCTATTTCTTCCTCTTTACTATCATATGCACCCCAATTCGTTATTCTCACATGTTCTCTGTGAGCTTTATAGTTAGGATCAATATTCTTTCTATTTGAAGAACCTCCTTTACCGTCCCATACTATAACGACTCTAGTTGGATCAACTATACGCGTCATATAGCCAAGAGACCTTAAGAAGCCAACGAGACCACCAATATGGTGGCCCGTCGGGTTCATCGCTTTGAGTAATGAAAAGCTTCTAATAAGCATATTCATTGCGTCAACTATCAGTATATGATCATTGAGCTCTCGAGGCGGGGTTTCTTTCAAATTATTTATTAAATCGGAATAATCTTTAGCCATTAATCAAGTAAGGTTGTAGAAATTTTATCTTCCTCTAAATCACCTTCTTCGATTAAGTCAAAGTTTACTGAGCCCAGAAGATTTAACCATCTTTCTTTATGCTGAGTTTTATAGTTTTCAATAGCTCTTGGCTTATCTTCTATAAAACCATGCTGAGTCATTACTATTCTACCTCTAGTAGTTACTCCACTAATATGATTCTTCTCTATTTGAACATTCGTTCTTTTAGCAAACTCAACTTGCTTACTATCTTTGATAGCTTTTATTTTAGAAGTACCAGGGTTAGTAATATTACCAAAAGTTACTACCATAGTTGAATCGTACCACATAGACATACCACCTTTATTTTGTAATTTAGGCATACCCATCGGAGATTCAGGTTTCATAGTCCAAACTTTATTGATAGCTACTAACGTATTAGTATAAGGAGAACCTTCTTTTCTAGATAATAAAATCTTCTGATTTAGATTATTACCAAATTGAGTAGACATAGCACCTGCATTCCATTCATTATTATTCTTATTAGAACGTACTGATAAGTCACAAGGTACAGAACCAATACTATCCCAGAAGAATACCATATCGTGAGGTAAATTACCTTTAGATTGCTCATCCATAAGATCTAACATATAAGCTGCTACATCTTCGATAGTATTTAAAGTACCTCTATCTGCATATAAAAAGAATCCATCGTAGTCCTGTGTTACTCCATTCTCATCTTTGATTTCCTCAAATTGTAATCCCATTTCTTCAGCATGTTCCCAAGACCATTTCATCTCAGTAATTATAAAAACAGGTAAGATACCCATCTTCTGGGCACTTACTGCTGCTTCTATAAGGGCTGTAGTTTTTCCGGTATCACTATGACCTCTTAATAACGTAATATGTCCTTGAGGAATTCCAGGTACATTCGTTATTTCTTGGAATGCCTTAGATAAAGGTATCCATTTTTGAGGTTTAAATTTAACAGAAGCGTTAGAAAAACCTTTTTTAGATTTAAACTTTGATAAATTAAAGTTCTTCTTTACTGCTTTAGCAGCTGCTTCTTTTGTCGCTTTCTTTACTGCCATTCTTATTCATTAAAAAGATCATCAAATTTACTTACTGTATCCTTACCTTCTGCTGCATTCTGTAAAGTAAAATCAGAAGATGCTTTAGCCGGTTCTGTAGGAGTAGCTGGAGTTGTAGTCTCAGTCTCATCAGAATTAGGGTTCAAGTAATTTTGAAGTTGTTTTTTAATGAAGTCGTAATCGTACTGAGTAAATACTTCAGTAGGATTAGGCTGTTCTTTAAGCCAGTTTTCTGCTTGATCAACGTTAGTAGAAAGCGGAGTTTGTTTAGGCTTAATTCTAACTGTTGTAGTTGGATAAGGATTGCCTTGCTGTTGCTCAACAATCATATCGTAACCATTTGTAGTATCAGTATAATCACCTACATCTTCATCTTCTGCTAATGCTAGAAGAGCTTTATAGATTGTTATACCAAATCCCCAAAGTCTAACTCCTTTATCTTCTTCTCCTCTTACTACAACAGGAGCAAAGATTCTAGTCTTAGGGTTTAACTTTCCTGATAGAGACCAATTATCTTTATCGTTAGTCTTTCTCAGTTCTTTTACAAACTCTTCAACTGGGTCTTGCTTACCAAAGTTAGAAAGTGCAATCATCGGATACTTACCAACTCCATAATGGAATTTTAATTCCTTAAAAGGAAAAGTAGGATCATAAGATGATGGAACAATTCTTAATTGATGCTTACCAATTGTAGGTTTCCAAAAGATTTTTTCGTAATCGATCTTTTCTCGATCGTTGTTTGAGCCGGTATTGTTCATCGACTCAAGCTTTGCTTTAATAGCGGATAAATCCATTCCCATAATTATAACTAATTTTAAAAGTATTTAATATATAACTAATATAAGAACTTCTTATTTAAGAGGCAACTTATATTTCAATTATTTTGAAAAGTTTTGTATTGATTCTTTTTAACTCAGGTCCTCTGGTTAATAAGATACAGTTTCGATAATCTAGCCAGTTTACTTTATATGAAGTATCTAACTTACCACCGTTTAGCTCTTGGATTAGTTTATTAAGAGCGTTTATTGTGTAGAGTGTATTGGATTCTTTTTTTCTATGAACAAGGATAGTGTTCTCTAAAAAGTTAGAAACGTTACCAAAGTCAACATTATAAGTACAGATGTACTCATTTTGACTCTTTGAATATAATACAAATATTTTATTGTAAATAATATTGTATTTCTCCTGTATGTTTTCTAGAACGCTTTCGAGATTCTCTTCAGTAGAAAACGTACAGAATAATTTGTTACTCATATCCTCGTATAATTGTAATTGATCAAAGTCGTAATCAAATTGCGACTCTTTTACAGCATAGTCTGTCATAATATAAATATAAACTTATTTTACAAAACCAAATTTTTACTAGATTTAAATTTGACCGGGTATTTCCCTTCTTCACTTAATATTTTTTCTAAATTCTCCAAGACTTCTTTACCATCCTCCTTACTATAATCAAAAAGTATAGCATCGTAAGTATAAAGGACTGGAGCAGTCTTTTTATCTTTCAAATACCTAAGTACTTCTTTTAATATAAGAACATTTCTGGAAGTTTCCAACGATTGCATCATATAATTCATAAGCTTTGCTGGATTCATACGTCCTAATTCTTTCGTAAACGGTTTTCCTGACTCAGGATTACAAACAATATCAGTTTGAGTCCATACATCGTATATATTATCAATAAACTCTTGAATTAGTTTAAATATCTCTAAGTTTTTATGCTTACGAGGTATTTTTCCATATAAAGCTTGAAAATTTATCTGTTTTGCTTCATCATATTGCTCTTCATTAATATCTTCTGTACCAAAATAATGTTTTGCTAATTGCTTATGAGCGGATTCTGAACTAAGTGAATAACCAATCTGGTCACAAAGTAACCGCAAGTGATAACCGTCAAAGTCAAACTCCACAAAATAATCGTTCTGCGGTTTGAATGATCCTCTATGGCTTTCCGACTTAGGAATAGCAGCGTAATTAACACTATTATAAGAATTAGTGGGTCTAGATGTAGCGTTGTAGAGGTTATATGAGGTATATGTAACATTATCTTTAGTATTTAAATTAATATTTTTAGGTTTAAATAATTCTACAAAGGAATTATATACTATTCCTAAACCTTTCTGTTCTAATAAAAAGAAAACATTAGTAGCTAACTTATTATAGAAATCAAAACCTGAAGGTATTTCTAATTCTATATACTTTTCTATTTTAGAAAATAACAACTCACCCTGTTCATGTAATTTAGATAAAGGTACTAACTTATTTACTTGTAAGAAATTATCAAAACGTCTTGAATACCAGTTAGACAGTAACGTATCGTACGATAAATCTAATCGTTGAAAGTAAGTCATAGAGTATAATAAGCTC